TGATGTTGATGACACCCTCGATTCTATCTTTAGCTCTGATATGGCAATTGGCAAATACGTTGCACAAAGGGCGGGAATCGGTATCAACGCAGGCCGAATCCGTGGCATCAACGCTAAGATCAGAGGTGGAGAAGTCCAACACACAGGTGTTGTACCATTTCTTAAAAAGTTTGAATCGACTGTCCGATGCTGTACACAGAATGGAATTCGTGGTGGCTCAGCAACTGTCCACTTCCCAATCTGGCACCAAGAGATCGAAGACATCATCGTCCTGAAGAATAACAAAGGTACAGAAGACAATCGGGTACGAAAACTTGACTACTCAATCCAAATTTCAAAGATTTTCTACGAACGTTTCATTCAGGATGGAGAGATTAGCCTCTTCTCACCGCATGACGTACCGGGTCTGTATGATTCCTTTGGTACTGACAGGTTCGATGATTTATATGTGGGGTTTGAACGAGATGAGTCTGTTCCAAGAAAGACTATCGGGGCACAAAAACTAATCCTCGATCTCCTGAAGGAGAGAGCAGAGACTGGTCGTTTGTATATCATGAACATCGACCACTGCAACTCTCACTCTTCTTTCAAGGACAAGGTGAATATGAGTAACCTGTGTCAGGAGATTACTTTGCCAACAGATCCAATTAGTCATATTGATGACGAGTTTGGTGAGATTGCTCTATGCATTCTTTCTGCCATTAATATTGGTAAAGTCAAGACCGATGACGAATTAGAAAATCTTTGTGATCTTTCTGTCCGTGGCCTGGAAGAATTGATTGACCATCAAGAGTATCCCGTAAAGGCAGCAGAACGTGCTACAAAGGCACGTAGATCCCTTGGAATTGGGTTTATTGGTCTAGCACATTACCTTGCTAAACTTGGATTCAAGTATGACTCTCAAGAGGCATGGGATGCAGTTCATGGATTGACCGAAGCATTTCAATATTATCTCTTGAAGTCTTCTAATCAAATTGCCAAGGAGAAAGGATGGTGTGCAGACTTTGGTCGCACCAAGTATGCTGATGGAATTCTTCCTATCGATACATATAAGAAGGATGTTGATGAAATCTCTAGTCAGGAGTTAGAGCATGATTGGGAGAGTCTTCGCGCATCTATCTCCGAATACGGTTTACGGCACTCAACACTGTCTGCTCAGATGCCATCGGAGAGCAGTTCCGTTGTGTCAAACGCAACAAATGGAATTGAGCCACCTAGAGACTATCTGTCCATTAAGAAATCAAAGAAAGGACCACTCAAACAGATTGTTCCTCAATATGGATCTCTTAAAAATAATTATACGCTCCTTTGGGATATGGAGTCCAATCGTGGTTATATTAATATTGTTGCTGTGATGCAAAAATTCTTTGATCAGGCAATTTCTGGCAACTGGAGTTATAATCCAGAACAGTATCCTGATAATGAAGTACCTGTGTCCACTATGGCACAAGACTTTTTGACTACATATAAGTACGGTTGGAAAACTTCCTACTATCAGAATACTCATGATATGAAAAATGATGAGGTAGTAGAGGAACCTAAATCAAATTTAGATAATCTGTTAAACGAATTAGAACAAGCCGAGGAGGGAGAGTGTGAATCCTGTGCAGTTTAAAGTATCTTCCGTAGAGGACAACAACATGACTAAAGTTAAGGGCATGACGGTCTTTAACACAGAACAAGTTAATACAAAAAAGCAACCGATGTTTTTCGGTCAACCTCTGGGAATTCAGAGGTATGATTCATATAAGTATCCTATTTTTGATAAACTTACTACTCAACAATTAGGATACTTCTGGCGTCCAGAAGAAGTTTCACTGCAGAAAGATCGTGGGGATTATCAAACACTTCGCCCTGAACAAAAGCATATCTATACAAGCAACCTCAAGTATCAGATTATGCTTGACTCCATTCAAGGGCGTGGTCCTGGGATGGCTTTTATTCCTTACTGCAGCCTACCTGAACTAGAGGCATGTATGGAGGTCTGGGGGTTCATGGAAATGATCCATAGTCGCTCCTACACATACATCATCAAGAACATCTACAGCGACCCCTCAGAGGTCTTTGACAAGATTGTGACTGATGATCGCATTCTGGAACGTGCTAGTAGTGTTACAGCAGCATATGATGACTTCATTAGTGGTGCTCACCAGTACGACAACAGCACTATGTGGGAACTTGCCACAGAGGGCCACTATGCAGGGTCTATCGAAAGACGTGAATTAAAACGCAAACTTTATAGAGCAGTTGCAAATGTCAATATCCTTGAAGGAATTCGGTTTTATGTTTCTTTTGCTTGCAGTTTTGCTTTTGGTGAACTTAAACTCATGGAAGGTTCAGCAAAAATTATCTCCCTTATTGCTAGAGATGAGAACCAACACCTCGCCATCACCCAAAACATTCTGAACAAGTGGAAGAAAGGTGATGATCCTGAAATGAAGCAAATCATGAAGGAAGAAGAGGAATGGACCTACAAGGCATTTGATAATGCTGTGAACGAAGAGAAACGTTGGGCTGATTATCTGTTCAAGGATGGATCGATGATTGGTCTGAATGATAAACTTCTCCAGCAGTATGTTGAGTGGGTTGCTAATCGTCGTCTGAAAGGCATCGGACTGAAGCCTGTTTACGATGTAGCAGCATCTGCTAACCCACTGCCCTGGACACAGCACTGGATCTCTTCTAAGGGTCTCCAGGTAGCACCACAGGAGACTGAGGTAGAGTCTTACGTTGTTGGTGGTATTAAGCAAGATGTGAAAAAGGACACATTCAGTGGTTTCCAACTCTGATCTTTGCTTAAATAGGGGGAGTGTAATCTCCCCATATGCCTAAAAATCAAATAGAGAAAGAAGAGCTAAAAGTTCGTGTGATGAAACTGAAGCACCAAGTTGACCTGGAGGGTGCGGACGTGTGGCAAGGAGAGAGAAACCTTGCTCATAAATACCTGAACGAGGTATTGAACATTATTGATGAGTATCGATATTGATTATGAAAATCCATGGATCTATTGTGACAGACCTTTTACTAGTGACGATATTCACGACTTTTATGGTTTTGTGTATAACATTACCAATCTCACCAACCAACGACAGTACGTTGGGAGAAAGTATTTTTGGAGTCATCGAAAACCTCCGGGGAAAAAACGTCGAGTAAAAAAAGAATCCGACTGGAAAAATTACTATGGGTCTTGCTCAGAACTTAAAGAAGATATTGAACGACTGGGTAGACAAAACTTTAGTCGCACTATCCTCAGCTTACATAAAACAGCTGGCAAAACAAACTTCGAGGAAACAAGACAACTCTTCCTCCACGGAGTCCTTACCGAATCTCTTGACACAGGAGGACCTGCCTACTACAATAGTAACATCCTCAGCAGGTACTTCCGAAAAGACTATTATGATGGAGACTGAAGAAATCGTTGCCGACGTTCGACAGTGGGCAATCGACAAAGTTGAAGAGTACAACGGCAAAGGAATTGAAAGAATCTATGATCAGATGGCTATCATGGCAGAGTTTGACGAATGGTTCGACCCTAAAGAAGATCTAGAGGTTGTATCACTTGACGAAATCACAGAAGAGCAGTATGATGACTTTGTTGATTACTCAGACGGTATCGAAAGAGCATAATCAACTGCGGTAATCCCCTTGGTGGTTCAGGGTTAGCGGCGATAGGAACCACCATATGACTCAGTAGCTCAGCTGGATAGAGCAACTGCCTTCTAAGCAGTCGGTCATAGGTTCAAATCCTATCTGAGTCGCTGGGCATCAGGAGAGACCACCACCACCTCCTCTCCTGTGTAAGACCCGAACGCGGAGTTAGTTCAGCGGTAGAACGCTATCCTTCCAAGTTAGATGTCGTCGGTTCGATTCCGATACTCCGCTTTCCTGATTTAGGAACATGAAACCAGTTGAAATTCTTCTGCTCATATCAGAGTTAGAAGGTTCCTACACACATACCAAGAAACTTGGTTTCGATAAAGACAGAGATGTCCTTAGAGAAATGTGTGATAGGTATTACAAACTGTATTTTAAACTAAAGAAGGAGCATAGCGTAAAATGAAAATGTGGGAAGTAAAATGTAGTGGTTGTGGTAAAATGACCCCTGCAGATAAGTGTCCTCAGTTAATGATGACACCCCTTTGCAAACCATGTTGGACAAATAAACATTCCTCTATAGCTCAGTTGGTAGAGCAGGTGACTGTTAATCACCCTGTCCCTGGTTCGAGTCCAGGTGGAGGAGCCTCGCTTGAATAGCTCAGCGGTAGAGCATCTCCTTTACACGGAGGCGGTCGGGGGTTCGATCCCCTCTTCAAGCATTCCCCATCCTGGAGGCCTATGAACCATGATTACTGTAAGATGCAAAGAATGCGGAACAGAACTAACAAGCACTAGTAAAGTTCAGTTCTGTGGATGTCCCAATCAAGTAAGAGTTGTGGACAATAAAGTTGGTGCTGTTGACTTAGACAAAGTTGTAATGGTATCAAACAACGTAGAGAATAAGATTAATAGCCATTTCTCTAGAACAGAACTTCTTTATCAAGAGGAGAGACGTAGACGCAAGGTTCGTAGACTGGACTTTGAAGTCAAATAGGGAAGAGTGGTCGAGTGGTTTATGGCACTGGTCTTGAAAACCAGCGAGGGTGCAAGTCCTCCGTGGGTTCAAATCCCACCTCTTCCGTTATAATTTCCTCATATTTAATATTCTTGTAACAAGTTGCTACATTAAATAGGTGTGTAGGCATTCTTTCTACCACCATGCATCCCGACGAGTTACAAAACTGGACGATTATCAAAGAGAAATTTGAGGAAAACGGTACAACAGACAACTTCTTTTACAAGAGAGCTTGTGCTATAGTAAGCGGGCAACCGGACCCGATGAGTAATTTACCAAATGTCTCACAGGATGGATGAGATCAAACCTGAACACTACATCACTGAGAAGCAGTGTCAGGAAATGATCGACAAAGCAATCGACAAACATAATAAAACTGCTACACTTATTAGTGCGATCCTTGGTGGAATTGTTCTGGCATTTTATTGTCATGGAGTCCTGTCATTAGTTGGTCGTGCTTAATATCTAAAGATATATAAAGAAGAACCTCTAAGAGGTACTGCACATGAGAACAGTTAACACCTTTGTTCTAAATTTTACAATTTCGATCATCGACTATCTCTACAGAGGTAGACATTTCCAACGCTTTTGGGTGCTTGAGGAGATTGCTCGGGCACCTTATTTTGCATTTGTGAGTGTATTACATTTGCGTGAGTCTCTAGGATTACGTGGACCAGAACACCTTTATCTGATGGAGGAACATTTTGCTCAAACTCTTAACGAAACCGAACATCTGGAGTATATGGAATCTAGGAGCGGTAATGCTTATTGGGTGGATCGCTTTGTCGCCAGACACCTTGTACTTATCTACTATTGGGTCAACGTGGTTTATTACTGGGTGGCTCCTAGGTCTGCTTACCATCTCTCATACGAAATAGAACTTCATGCTGCTGAGACTTATAATAAGTTTCTCTATGATCATGATGATAAACGTATTGAAGAGATTATGCAGGATGAAATAAATCATGCAGAAGAATTACATAACGCCATGGAGATGATCAAATGAGCACTTTGTTTGTATTTGCTTTCATAATGTTGCTCATCACTGGTATGCAGTTAACATGGCCAGGGAGGTATAGAGGTTAATGAAGCCACTCATTCTAGTCGCATGTTTTCTTCCACTAGGTATTATCTACATAGTAATGAAACTCGCTGTATGGGTTTCTGTCGTAAATGCTGAAAACAATTATGTCAGAAAAGAACCTTTACGAAAACGAGGACCCTACGTGGCAAATCCATATGAGGACGTTGACGCAGAGGAAGAGGAGTTTACAGATCGCACAGATTATAGATGAAGAACTCCATCAATATTATGTGGTAGAACGTGGACAGAAAGTACCCAATTGGAGGTACATCAAAGACCAAGATTGGTGGATAGAGTATTTAAAAAGTTTAGGAATTGACCCAAGAAACCCATGAAAGTAGGATTAATCGGATTAGGAAGAATGGGCGAGGGTATGTCCCGTCGCATGATGAAAGAAGGTATTGAAGTATGGGGTTACAGGAGGAACTATGAAAAAGCTCAAGAAGCGTATGAAGCAGGTTATGTTAGTGGAGTTGCCACTAATCTGGAAAGCCTTGTTCAAGTAGTTCATCAACAGGAAGGACAGGTTGGTAAAGCACCTGGTATCTTTCAACTTGTTATCCCAGCAGAATTAGTAGAGGACACGCTAAATGAGTTACTACCACTACTTGGCGACGGGGATATTGTTATTGACCATGGCAATAGCAACTTTAAGGATACTCGCAGGAGAGCAGAAAGGTTGGCTAAGTTGGGCATCCAATATCTTGACTGCGGTACTAGTGGTGGAGTTTATGGTCTGGAGCGTGGATACTGTCTTATGGTTGGTGGTACAAGTGGCGCAGTATCTGTCTGTGCCCCCATTTTCCGCGCACTCTCACCTGGCATTACCGCTGCAACCCGCACAGACCCATATACTAGGGCAACCAGTGCTGAGTACGGTTGGCTCCACTGTGGTGGACCAGGTGCAGGGCACTTTGTCAAGATGGTTCATAATGGTGTAGAATATGGGATCATGCAAGCGTATGCCGAGGGGTTTAACATCCTGCATCATGGCAATCTTGGTTCCCATTACATCAAGGAGGGTGATGCTGAGGTGGCTCCGATGGAAAATCCGGCAGACTATCAGTATGATATTGACACTGTTGAAGTGGCTGAGCTTTGGCGTCGTGGTAGCGTGGTTGG